CCCCGGCAAAAGCCTGAAAGAAATCGTGGTCAGCGCGCCGGACGGCGCGGTGTTCCGCTACGACGCGGACGCAGGCGCGCTGAGCGCCAGCGGCATGAAAACAGCCAGCCTGCAGGCATCCGTCAGCGTGACACTGGACGCGCCCGTCGTGGAATGCACAGACCTTCTGAGAACAGCGACGCTTGACGTCACAAAAGGGGGAAAGATGAGCGGCAATATCACGCACAGCGGCGGCGATTTCACCTCAAACGGCATCACAGTGCATACGCATAAACACGGTGGCGTGAAAGGCGGCAGTGATTCGACAGGAGGCCCGCAGTGACAACCCGCTACACAGGAATGAATCCGGACGGGACGGGAAACCTGAACGATACGGAGCACCTGAAACAGTCAGTCAGGGACATCCTGACCACCCCGCTGGCAAGCCGGGTTATGCGACGGGAATATGGCAGCCTTGTGCCTGATTTGATTGACGAACCCATGAATAACACCACGCGTCTGCAATGCATGAGTGCTGCCGTGATTGCACTGACGCGATGGGAACCCCGCATTGCCCTGGACGCTATCGACGTTGTCTGGAAAGCGGGAGGCCGCGCCGGGGTGACGCTGTCGGGTACAGTCATGCAGACCATGCAGAATGTTGAATTAACCATCACACTGAGGGAGTAAATCATGCCTGCCGTTGACCTTTCCCAGTTACCAGAACCCGCCATCATCGCGGAGCCTGATTTTGAGGCAATTCTGGCTGACACAAAGGCCATGATGATTGCAGCTTATCCCGCCGAACAGCGTGAAGTCGTTTCCGCCGCGCTGGAGCTGGAATCGGAACCCCTGAACGTTATCGCCCAGACAACAGCGTTTCGTGAAATGCTGTTACGCCAGCGGGTCAATGAGGGTGCACGCGCCTGCATGTTAAGCCACAGCGCCGGAACAGACCTGGACAACCTCGCGGGCAATATGAACACAAAGCGCCTGGTTATCACTCCGGCAACGGATACCACCGACGCGGTGATGGAGAGCGACACCTCGCTGAGACTGCGGGCGCAGCGGGCGTACGACGGCCTGAGTGTTGCTGGCCCGTCAGGTGCATACGAGTATTTTGCCCGCAGCGCCAGCGGTCTGGTGCGTGATGCGCGGGCTATCAGTCCGTCTCCGGCAAATGTGACGGTTTCCATCCTGTCTACTGAAGGCGACGGCACAGCAACGGAGGCGTTGCTTAATACCGTTCGCGCCGTTCTGAATGCAGAGGATACCCGCCCGGTGGCCGACCGCCTGACCGTACAGAGTGCCAGAATCGTGACATGGCGGCTGAATGCAAAACTGTACTTTTACCCCGGCCCGGAATCCGAACCTATTCTGGCCGCGGCGGAATCGTCGTTCAGGAAGTGGCTGGCTGAGCAGGGGCTTATCGGTCAGGACGTGGCGTTGTCCGCCATTGCTGCCGCACTGCATGTACACGGTGTGCAACGCGTGGAGATAATCGAACCCACACAGAATATGGCCATCAGCGACATACAGGCGGCGCGCTGTGAGTCATTTACCATCAGCGAAGGTGGGCGCAATGAGTAATTCACTGTTACCGCCATCAGCCAGCAGTTTCATGCGTTGTGCCGAAGCCGTCGGAACGCGCATTACAGACATTCCGGTAGACCTCAACACGCTGTGGTCGCCGGACACATGCCCGGTGCATCTGCTGCCTTATCTCGCCTGGGCATTTTCCGTTGACCGCTGGGACCGCAACTGGCCGGAGGAAACAAAGCGCCAGGTGATTCGCGATGCGTGGCTGATACACCGACACAAGGGGACCATCAGCGCACTGCGAAGAGCCGTGGAGCCTCTCGGCTACCTGATTGAAGTAAAGGAGTGGTGGCAACTCAACGAGGAGCCGGGAACATTTCGCATTGTTGTCGGAGTACTTGATCAGGGCATCACCGATGAAATGTATCAGGAACTTGAGCGCCTTATTGCGGATGCAAAACCAGTAAGTCGCCATCTGACGGGGCTGGCGATCAGCCTGAGTGTGAACGGAAAGATTTTCGTTAGTACGGGATGCTATCACGGCGATGCCCTGACGGTTTATCCCTACACCCCGGAGTCCATTATTGTCGAAGGGGATTATTTCCCGGCCCCGGCCATTCATTTAATTGATAATCTGAGAGTAAACGCATGACAGTGAAATACTACGCCATTCTGACTAATCAGGGCGCAGCACGGCTGGCTAACGCGACGATGCTCGGCAGTAAGCTGAATCTGACGCAAATGGCCGTTGGTGATGCGAATGGTGTCTTGCCGACACCAGACCCGGCACAGACAAAACTGATTAATCAGAAACGCATTGCACCGCTGAATCTTCTGAGTGTTGACCCGAACAACCAGAGCCAGATTATTGCGGAGCAAATCATCCCTGAAAACGAGGGAGGATTCTGGATCCGTGAGATTGGTCTTTATGATGATGAAGGTGTACTCATTGCGGTGGCAAACTGCCCGGAAACGTACAAACCGCAGTTGCAGGAAGGCAGTGGACGCACCCAGACTATCCGCATGATTCTGGTTGTCACGAACACCGAAGCCATCACGTTGAAAATCGACCCATCTGTGGTTCTGGCAACCCGTAAATACGTGGATGATAAAGTCCTGGAATTAAAGCTGTATGTGGATGACCAGATGAGAAACCACATTGCCGCACAGGATCCCCATACCCAGTATGCACCGAAACATAATCCGACACTCACCGGAGAGCCAAAAGCGCCGACACCGCCCGCAGGAAGTAACACCACACGGATTGCGACCACTGCGTTTATACAGGCCGCAATTACAGCGCTGATTGGCGGTGCACCTGCCACGCTGGACACGCTGAAAGAAATTGCCGCGGCCATTAACAATGACCCGAAATTCAGTACCACCATTAACAATGCGCTGGCACTCAAAGCGCCTCTGTCGAGCCCGGCACTTACCGGAACGCCAACAGCACCTACAGCGGCACAGTCGGCCAACAATACACAGATTGCCACCACGGCTTTTGTGAAATCAGCAATTGCGGCAATGGTGGGTTCTGCCCCTGCGGCATTGGATACACTGAATGAACTGGCGGCGGCACTGGGGAATGATCCGAACTTTGCCACGACAATGCTTAATGCGCTGGCAGGTAAACAACCGCTGGACAATACGCTGACTAATTTGAGTGGAAAGGATGTAGCTGGTCTTCTCGCATACCTTGGTTTGGGAGAAGCCAGATATGTCATTCAGCGAGGAGCTAATGCCAATGGTGCGTGGATACGCTGGTCAGATGGTGCAATAGAAGTCTTTGGAACGGGGGGTTCTAATGATAATGGACTGGCTAAAGTCGTTTATCCAATTGCGCTACCTAAGCTTTCACGTTTTATCAGCATAGCGGAAAGAATAGGAACGGATTATGGGGGCACATCTAATAACGTTCACGTTTCAATGATCGTGGATGACCAGGTCACTAATACCGGTTTTTATGTCCGCTGCCAGATGTACGACGGAACACCATCAACAAGTGCTTTTTCCTGGAGGGTTTATTGTGCGCCTGTTTAATCCTGTTACTTTGACTGAAGTAATCCCCGGTCTTCATGACGTGACCGGGGCTGTTGAATTACCAGAAGATAACTGGTTTTTTACTGCATCTGAAATCCCTGAAGGAATGGAAATATCTGTTAACGAGAAGGGAGAACCCATTCTGATTGAGATTAAACCGTCTCAGGAGGAACTGGCCAGATGACATCTGGCGCGGTGCTGGTATCTGTTGCCATCACCGCGTCAGTGTAATCCAGCACGGCGTTAAGTCGGGTGTTTTCTGCCTGCGTCAGCTTCCGCCCGGCCTGCAATTTCAGTTGAATCAGACTAATGGAAACCATTGCAGCATCAATCAGCGACTGCCGCTGTGTTTCTGCCATGTCTACTGCTGCTCTATGCTGTGCCTCGGTATCCGTCACCCATTTCTCACCATCCCATTTATCGTATGGCGTTAACGGGGCGATAGTGGTTGTCTTTTCAGGGTAATCACCCGGAGCTGTGATTTCTTTTGATTCTCCTGTTTCGGTGCTATAGACGATTTCACCGCGATGGTCTGGCACATATTCCCATGAGTTAAAATCTGCAGAACGGCAAATTGCATAACCAGCTTTATATGAGCCAGGAGCATCTAAACAGGAACATGCCGGGATACCGACACCCACAGCAAGATATTCGGTTGATGTGGAAATATATTCTCGTGTTTCACCATCATAATTATAAACGGTAATATCTCCCGCCTTTGTGGCGATGAGTTCCTTATTTAATATAGCTTTATCCATCAGGCAGCCCTCACGATATAATTAAAGGCAATGTTACGGGGTCGATTTTCGTTTGCAGTTGGAACAATTCTTGAAGCATCAAGGCCAATCACTTTTGGGTAAACACCGCCCTCGGACCTTTCTGTCACCATACTTCTGACTAAGGAGAAATAACTATTGTTCGTTGAGGGGTTCAAAGGCACCACTGCCCCCTTAAACGAGCCTACTGATTCCCATATTGAATAATTTTCGGTGTTTACAGTCTTGAACTCACCATAGATATTACGTATGGCATCGCCCTGAGCGGATAATATTGTTCTCCCCGCATCCGCACTACGCCCATCATCCCAGCCACGAATAAATTCACCGCGTAAATCAGGCAATTTATTTGTCGGGTAAGCCTTTGCCAGTTCCGGGTATTCTTCAGCAGAAAAAGCCGCACCATTGCATTTCAGCCAGCCTGTCGGCGGAGTGGCGGAAGGCCACGGAACAGGCACACCGACAGGTAATGCAGAGCCTTCTCCCAAACCAACGTTTGTGAAAATGCAGAGATAACGGGTAACTGGCATCATCTCCGGTTTTTATTCAGGGGGATGCTCATGCTTATTGGTTATGTTCGCGTATCAACAAATGACCAGAACACGGAATTGCAGCGTAACGCGCTGGAGTGCGCAGGATGTGAACTGATTTTTGAAGATAAAATCAGCGGAACGAAATCAGCCAGACCGGGATTGAAAAAACTGCTCAGAACGCTATCAGAAGGAGATACGCTGGTTGTCTGGAAGCTGGACAGGCTGGGCAGGAGTATGAAACACCTGATCACGCTTATTGAGGAATTGCGGGAAAAAGGTGTTAATTTCCGTAGCCTGACGGACAGCATTGACACATCAACACCCATGGGGCGTTTCTTTTTTCACGTCATGGGAGCTTTAGCAGAAATGGAACGTGAATTAATTGTAGAGCGTACACTGGCCGGGCTGGCAGCAGCACGAGCACAGGGACGCATTGGCGGACGTCGCCCGAAGTTGACAAAAGAACAACATGAGCAAATAGAAAGGCTGATTAAAAACGGCCATGACAGGAAACAACTGGCGATCATTTACGACATCGGTATATCGACGATTTATCGTTATCACCCTGTAGGCGATATACAGGCTGAAGAAACAACCGGGCAGACTCAGGGAAAATAAAAAACCGCTAATCTGACCATTAGCGGTTTTGCGTTAATCAAAACAGCCCTTTAACGGAGCTGGCCGCGCTGTTAAGGGATGATGTGACCTTATCTTTGAAGCCGGACAGCATATCACTGAACGATGAGGATTGCAGGCGCTCCCGCAAATCCTCATCACAGCGTTCAAGAGTCAGTGAAAATTCTATCTTTTTCGCCTTACCGTAGCGATCAAACTCGGAACGGGTCGTATTCGTTTCAGTCAGCACATACATGCCGTAAATCTGCCCGACGCCATCAATCAAAGGCCAGGGTCGTCCTGTATACGCCTGCGTGGTCAGCAGCGACAGCGACACTTCGCCACCTGTAATTTCAGGATAAAGCACACCAGAAAGAACGATGCGATCATCACCTGCACCGATATACTGCCAGCTTGCTGAACGGTTAACGCGTTCATTTTTCACATGCCGCCAGCTTTTGTTTTGCTGTAACTGCTGATGCGGCAGCGTGCGCAGCTCAAAAACAAACATGCCGTAGATCATCATCATGGCCATGACTCCTCAATCTTTATCGTAAAAACTGCCACGCCCGGCACGGGCGCGCCGTTCCATTTCTGCCCTGACCATTTCACCGACCAGTTTCGCCAGTTCGCGGGGATTCTGCGTAACAACGTTATGCAGATGAACATGAATTTCACCACCAAATCCGGAGGCAACAGGCTCCCGGTTACGGGAAGTTACAGGAACTGATGCCACTGGAGATCGTATAGCCTCCGCCACCGGGCGGGAGCTGGCCGCAACAACAGGGACCAGCGCCGGAGGCAGCGGAGCCGGGACCACGGGTGTGATATTAATTGCGGGGGCAGGCTTACTGACCTGCGCAATCTTCCGCTCCTGCCACTCCCCACGAACAGCAAGTGCTCGGGGCAGGTTTTTAAAGACAATATCGCCGGGGCCAATGCGTTTTTTCGTCTCCTCAACCAGCTTACCTGTGTTATCAGCAATTTTGCTGAGTCTGCGCAGCGTACCGGTATTGCTGTCTGTGAGCGGTTTATTGTCTTTGGGGTTATCACCTCCGGTGCCATTGCCATTTTCCACAGGCTTCGGCGGATTGATTTTCGCCAGGTCCCCCTGAAGCAAGGCAACCTTGTCCTGAAGAATGGCCGCACGCTGTGCGTCTTCGATTTTCTTGCGCGCCCTTTCCGCTTCATCCGGAAGCACACCAAGCTTTTCAAGTATCCACGCCAGCGTATCCAGCAACATTTTTGCAGGTGTCAGAACAAGTTGTAACGCACCGCCAAGAACGTTACCGAATATCTCGCCAGCACTGGTACATTTATCCAGAGTTTCCTTGCTGGACTCCATCGGTGACAGCAGCGATTTAAACCAGTTAAACACCTGGCTGATCCCACTCCCGATTGCGTCAAAAACAGGACCAAACCGTTCAAAGGTTTCGCGCAACGGGGTCAGCCTTTCCATAATCCCGCTGAACACCCCGGCAAAAAATGCCCTGATGGGATCCCAGTATTTCCAGATAAGAACGGCAGCTCCGGCAAGCGCAGCCACGATAAGACCAACCGGACTGAACAACGCCCCGATAGCGCCTCCCAGTAAAGAAACGGAACCCGTCACCATTCCCCATAGTGCTGGCAGAACCCTGACAGCATTCATTGATCCGGTCAGGAGGGAAAAACCAAGACGCAGTTTTGCCAGCGGGCCAGCAAGCACACCAATAGCCAGCGACAACGAGCCAACCGTTGCAGTCATTGCCAGCAGTGCACCGCCTGCAATCAGTAGCTGGCGCGTCAGTGCGGGATGGGCCTGCGCCAGCGCCGTCACCTTTGATACCACACGCGTGAGCCACTGCGTGACAGAACGCAGCGGACCGTCAATCAGATCTGCAATGCGGATGCGCAACCCTTCCCATGCACTGCTGAGTGATTTCAGATCGCCGTCAAGGTTGTTGGCCATAACCTTTGCCGTGCGTTCAGCCTCACCGCGCGCGCCTTCAAGTTCTTTTCTCAGTTTGGGTAAGGAGCCGTCACCTGCCGCATCAACGAGGGCCATAAATGATGTGAAAGCCTCTTCTCCGGCAATGTCCTTAAAGAACGATACCCGGTCAACTTCCCCGTATTTGCGGGTAGCTTTATAAAGGTCAGCCAGCACATCCTCCATCGGGCGCATTTTGCCCCCGGCATCCGAGACAGACACGCCAAGCTCTTTCAGCGCCTCTGCTGCCGCCTTTGGCGGTGATGCCAGACGAGCCAGGCTGGCACGCATTGCCGTACCAGCATCACTCCCCCTGATCCCCATATTCGCTAGCACGCCCGCCATCGCTGCGGCCTGCTCCAGCGATATTCCCAGCTTACCCGCCACCGGACCTGCATATTTCATGGTTTCACCCAGTGCGCGAAGGTCAGTGTTGGTACGGGTAAACGCTGCGGTGAGTGTGTCGCCGACCCGGTCCATCTGGTCAGCAGAAAGACCGAACTGCGTCAGAATATTTGAGCCAATATCCGCCGTCTCACCGAGGTCCATACCGCCAGCCGTTGCCATGCTCAGTACGCCAGGGAGCGCAGCCTGAATGGCCTGCGGTGTGAAGCCAGCCATTGCAAGAAATGCCTGCCCACTGGCGGCATCGCCTGCGGTGAACTGCGTTTCAGAGCCCAGTTTTAACGCCTGCTCACGCAGCGCCTTAAACTGCGGGCTGTTTTTGTCGATTCGCGTCAGTGCCTGAACGCGGGACATCTCTTTCCCGAACCCGATCGCAGGCTGCAAAAAACGCCCGGCAGCATAGCCGCCCGCCGCTGCCGCACCAATTGCCAGCGCACCACCTGTTTTCAGTTTTCCCGCTGTTTCCTGCGCGCGCGAATACCGCTCACGCGCCCGCGTTACACGCGCAAGCGCCTGCCGTTCGCGTTCAAGCTGGTTGTTGTACTGTTCGGTGCGTCTGATGGCCTGCTGGATGGTGTTATCGCTGCCTGTCAGGGAAATGCCGTGGCGTTTCAGCTCTCCGCCAAGCTCCCGCATTTTCTGAATTTCCCGTGTGCGCGATTCATTCAGGCGTTCAAGCCGGGTGCTTAACTGCTGCATCAGCTTTTGTTGTTTTTCGCTGAGCACTGTACCCGTGCGTTGTAACTGATTAAGGGCGTTAAGCTGGCGTCGTGCTTTCACGATACCCGCATCCGCTTTACTGACAGCGTCCCGGGCGCGCTCAAATGAACGCGCCTGACGCTCGAGATTTTTGATCGCCCCCTGCGTTCGCTGGATGGAGTCACCAAACTGCCCCATCAGGCGGCGGGCGTTTTCGGCAGGCCGGGTCAGCCTGTCAACGGCGCTGAAAGCGCCCCGGATGTCAAGAGTCTTCATTATCTGCATTCCCGCTGCGAAGTGCCGCCCGCTCACGCCAGCTAACCACTTCGCCGGGCGTCATCATGAAGATTTCGGCGGGCGACCAGTTAAAAATGGCGGCAATATCCGCCACCAGATCTTCGATGTGCTCAAAGCACACCAGGGTGATTACGCTGCCGTCTCCTGCACGCTCTTCGCGCCAGAGTCTGGCTCGCTCATAAAATTTACAGCCACAGCGCACAACTGAATAAAATCGCGTGACGACATTTTTTTAATCATCACTTCATCCAGTCGTGGCGAAGTCACGCGAGGCAACAGCGTGAACATGGTATCCGCTTTCAGATTCAGCACATCAGACAGCGACAGACCACGCAGGGATCCCGCCTGCTCAATAGCCCCGGTGATTTCCACATATGTGATTTTTTCGGCACCACGCTCAATTGGCCGGGAAAGTTTTACACCACGTTCGACAGCCATATCCTCACCTGCCGTCACATCATCCGCTACGGTGTTATTCCGGGTTTCAGTATCGATGTCTTTCATCAGTTGTCTCCTTTTCAGTCAGAGGCGACGCACTGCGCCGCCTGCATATTACTTATCAGCCAAGCCCAAGCGCGGAGCGAATGCGGTCAGGCACAATGTCCTTGCCGTCCTTCCGGTAGATGTGGTTCAACAGGTCGATTTCCCACAGCGGGCGATCGTTAACACTCAGCTTGTAGTAGGTGTTTTTGACAGCGTATGTGTGTGATGTGGCTTCGCCCTGTTTGGCCTCCCCCATATCAATTTCCGTCACACGCCCGCGCATCTCGATTTCATACAGATCGCTTTCTGCATCGGTGTAATATTCACCCGCAAAACGCAGCAGCGTGCCGTCAATCGTGCCGCCATACTTAAGGAACAGTGCACGAACAGCTCCACCCATGACAAAGCTCGCATCAAGCGCGGAGTCGTCCAGACCGAGATCAATACTTACCGCCCCCATCATGCCACCACCACGATAACTGTCGGTTTTGCGCGTCAGTTTGGGCGGCGTGACGGATGTCACTTTACCCACTTCGTTTTCACCATCCACAAACAACGTAAAAAAGCGAAGATGTTTTGGTACAGCCATCAGGCACCTCCCAGCACCGCAAATGCGGGACCAAAGAATTCATCAGTAAACGTCTGGTAAAGCTCCATGTCTTCCAGCGGGGGAACGGGCGTATATTTGTAGCGAATACGCACACGCCCCTGACGTAAATCCGTGGTGCCGTTATCCACCACGTCATACCAGCACTCCGCGCCAATCAGTTTCCCGGCAGTAACCAGTGAATCCAGTTTTGCCCTGATGGCACTGATAACATCCTTCACGTTCGCAGGCGTCAGTGGACTGTCGATGGTTTCAAACTGCGCTTCCGCAAT